AAGTATGTCACTGATGAGCAACTACTTTTTTTCTAACTTAAATTGACATTTCGGGATCTAATACTAGGATTATTATTAAAGGGGTGATTATTGTGAGTAAATTGAATGCTGAGTTAAAGAATTTAAAAGAAGCCCATGATAATTACGAAAAGAAATTTGGCGTTGGTAGTCTTGATAATGCTATTTCTTATTTTGATCCAGTAAACCCAGATATTCATAATATTCAAGAAGGCATTAAAATCTTGAATGATGCAATTAGAAGTGGGAAGCCTTTACCAAAGCTTTCAAAAGAAATGCAATCAGATATTATCTATTAAACATTCAGATTAATTCTGAGTGTTTTTTATTTTCTTAATTAAATTATTTTCAAAGAGGATCCTTTATTTTCAAGGGTTCTCTTTTTTCGTAACTAAATTATGTCCGTTCCGTGTGTAGTGGACGTTAAACAAAACCCGAGCAGTCTCCCAGGACATTAAATGCGAGTAAAGGAGGTCCACAACATGGACGAAAATAACAACACTGAAGTTCAAGAACCACAAGTTACTGATCAACCAAAGGATACTGGTACCGATCCAAAGGAAGATAACAAATTAGATGGTGACAAATTAGTTAAGAAACTTCAAAAACGAATTGGTAAGGAACAGAACGAGAAGCATTCTCTCCAAGAACGGTTAGATAAGGCTAATGCGAAAATTAAAGAGCTTCAATCTGGCAAGGCAAATAAAGATTCATTAGATATAGAGGCAACTATGTCAAAAGAAAGCGAGAAAGATAAAGAAATCGCTTCTCTTCGTGCTCAAATTGCCCGCCGTGACAATATTAAGCAAACAGATGAAGTCTTTAAGGAAGCTGGTCTAACTGTTAGTGATGATGTGCTCAACATGGTTGTAGTTGATGACGAAAAACAAACTTATGCAAATGTTCAAGCACTAATTAAATACACTAATCAAATTCAAAGTGGAGTTAAGAAGGACTTACTCAAAGGTTCTACACCTAGAACGAATGGCAAGCCAACAATGACTAAGGATGAAATCAACAAGATTAAGGATCCAATCAAACGGCAACAAGCCATTGCAGATAATTTAAGCCTATATCAGCATTAGGAGGAATAATTTATGGCAACAGAAAATATTACTACATCAAAGGATTTAATTGCACAATCTATTGATTTTACAGAACGATTTACTGGTTCAATTAGTACTTTGCTTCAAGCAATGAACGTAACACGAATGCAACCAATGGCTGTTGGTTCACAGATTAAGATTTACAAGTCAGAAGTAAGCAAGGCAGATGGTAACGTCGCTGAAGGTGAAGTTATTCCACTTAGCAAAGTAACTAAGAAGCTAGCTAGTACTAAGGAACTGGTTTATAAGAAGTACCGTAAGCAAACCACCGCTGAATCGATTCAATCAGCTGGTTTTGGTCCGGCTGTAAATGACACTGATAGTAAGTTACTTCGTGCTATTCAAGGTGATATTAAAAAGGATTTCTTTGATTTTGTTCAAACTGGTACTACTAAAACAGATGGAACTGACTTTAAGAAAGCCGCTGCTCATGCACTTGGGCAATTAACAATTAAGTGGGAAGATGACGACGTTCAATCAGTTCTCTTTGCTAACCCACTAGATTTTTACGACTACTTGGGCGATTCAGATATCACTACTCAAACTGCTTTTGGTCTGACTTATATTCAAAACTACCTTGGTTTTAACGCCATTATTTTAACCGGTGCAATCAAACAAGGCACAATTGCTGCTACTGCTAGTCAAAACTTGAACTACGCTTATGCTGCAATGAATGGTAGTCTAAGCCAAGCATTTAACTTAACGACCGATGAAACTGGTTTGATTGGTGTTGTTCATAATGCTCTGACCGAAAATGCCTCATATGAAACTATGTCACTGACTTCTGGCGTGCTATTCCCTGAACGACTTGACGGCATTGTAGTTGCAACCATTGGTGAGGCTTCTGCGTCAAAATAACACCGCCCGATAATTCAGAAGCGGGCGATAATGATGTAAAACCAACGTCCGCTAACACGGTGGACGAAATCAAGAAGTATATGGATGAGCATGGAATCAGTTATACTTCTACCGACAATAAGCCTGATTTATTAGCAAAGTTAGGTGAGTAATATGGAACAATCTGTAACACTTGAAAATCTAAAAACGATGCTCCAGTTAAAAACTGACAAACAAAATGCCTTACTATCGCTGATTATTGATAATACGGAACAGGCGTTAAGATTTAAGCTTGGCTTAGGACAGGATACCCCTTTCCCTAGTGAGCTAGGTTTTATCTCTCTTGAAGTTTGTGTACGACGGTATAATCGTATCTCCAATGAAGGAATGGCTTCTTATTCACAAGAAGGACAGTCAATTACTTTTAACTCGTCTGATTTTGATGACTTTGAAGCCGATATTAATGCCTGGCGAGATCAAAACGGTAAGAATGTTAAGTCGCATGGACGTGTTCAATTCTTTAATCCATATCGGGGTGATAGCCGTGCGGTTCGATCATGAAATTAACTTTTACACAGAGGAAAGTAAGCACTATAATCCGCTAACATCTCAAACGGATTGTGGATCTAAGCTGGTTGCTAGCATGATGGGAAATGTTACCGACGTTGGTGCTGATCGGACGGTTCGGCTCCTCGGAAGTATTACCCAAGGAGTTAAAATTATTCGGATAGTAGAACCAATCGAAAAACAGTGGGCTTATTTAACAATCGATGATGGTCCTACTAAATATCGAATGAGGACAACTACTGTTCCATTAAAGAATGTTTCTATATTGGTAGGTGAAGATGTTGGGAAAACCTAGGATGAAGCTTGAAGGATTAGATGATTTAACTGTAGCAATAGAAACAAAGATGAATCTTACTGAAGTACCCCAAATCGTAAAGAAACATGGCGCACAATTGTCTAGTCGTACTCAATCTAATATGCAGGCTGCCTATACTCATGGTTATTCAACTGGACGGACTCGTCGATCAATTAAGCCTATCTTTAGTGATGGTGGAATGACTGTTTCAGTTGGCCCGACTACTGATTACTTCCCTTATTTGGAATACGGTACTCGGTTTATGTCGGCCATGCCTACTTTGAAACCAGCTTTTGATGTTCAGTCACAAATGTTTATCAATGAATTGAAAAGGTTGATGCAATGATGAAATCTCCACAACAAGAATTGTATGATTATGTATTTCTAGAATCACTAAACAAAGGGTATGACACTTACGATCATTTACCGATGGCTTCTGAAAACGTGAATTATCCTTTTGTGACGCTTGAAAATATGAACCTAGTACCAATCCCGAATAAAATGAGCATTGGTGCTGAAATAAACCTTACTGTTAACGTATGGGGCAATCAAGATCAACGACTAATGGTTGATACAATCGCTAGTTCGTTGTTAATGATTGCCTCTTTGTCGTTTAAAACGTTAGATTATCGCTATCGTGGACGAATGACTGGTAGTGATTATCAAATTATTCAAGATACTAGTGTCCCAGATACAGTATTAAATCATGCAATTGTTAATTTGAAATTTAGTTTAATTTAGAAAGGATGAAAATAAATGGCAAATAACGATATTCAATATTTACAAGGTATTGATACAGTTGCTTACGTTCGTTTGCTTGAAAATGCGGCAAAAGAACGTGGCCAACTTATCCCTTACCAAACATCACTGGACTTTGATCCACAACGTGATACAGATACTACACAAACTAAACAGGGAGGGGTTCCTACTACTTCTTCATTAGAAACTGATTTAGAAATTGAGTTTGTGCATAACATTAGTAAGGTGTCGGATGATCTAATGACCTCGCTCTTGAAGAATAAGGATATTGAAGTATGGATTGTATACCGGAAGCGGCGCAATCCACAAGGTCAATATTTTGCTTGGTACATGCGTGGGATTGTATCCGAAGATGAAAATGAGAACGATCCGGATGACAACTCAACTCGTGATGTAACTTTCACCATCAAAGGCGAACCCCAACGTGGATGGTTAACACTACCAGATGATGCGGAAGAAGAATTATCTTATGTCTTCCAAGGTATCGGTCAAGTTACAGAACAAGATAAGACTGGTGGTGGTACTACTTTTACTGCTGAAGATGCTGGTAAAGGTTCAGATACAGCTCCAGCGAGTAAATAATTCAGAAAAGAATGAAGGAGAAGAATAATTATGGAAATTAAATTAAATGATAAAACAGTTCAATTAAACTTTGGTGTGCGTTTTGTTCGTGAACTTGATAAGGTTGCAGGGATGTCAGTTAATGGCCAATCTTTTGGCTTTGGATTAACTAAGTCTTTGCCTGCTTTACAAGCTTACGATCCAGCAGTTTTAAGTGATGTAATTTACTCTGCCGCTTATGGAGTAAAGCCACGGCCAACGCAGAATACAATCGATGACTTCATTGATAATTGTGAAAACTTAGAAAAGGTATTTAATGAAGTTCAAAAGGAAATTAATGACTCAAATGCTGTTAAGGTAGCAGCAAAAAACATGAAGCCCTAGAAGAGCCGCAGACAAGTGAACAGCAGTATCACGAAATACTGCTAAATGGCCTAGCTCTTCTAGGCTTTTCTAATATTGAAGATATTGAACGAATGACTTTAAGAGAGTATCAATTGCGACTTGAAGCATATAAGATTCATCAGGTTAGAGAGCAGGAAAATCTTGCGACTCTTGCTTGGTGGATTCAAAGCGTTCAGGCAACTAAAGGAAGTGCAAAGCATCCTAAACCCGTCTTTAGTGAATTTAAAGACTTTTTTGATTCTCAAAAACTGATTGATCAAATTCGTTCTAGTTTTGAAGCTGATTATAGTCCACGAGCTAGTGCTACTAAAGCGATTGACCGAGCACAAATTTTTAATCGTCGACTGGAAGAATTTAAGAAACTAAAAGCGGCTGGAAAAATCGTCCCACTTAAAGAAAGGGGGATGAACAATGGCTGATAGTTATAGTGTTAGAGCAATCCTATCTGCAGTTGACCAATCCTTTAGTTCAACATTAGCAAAAGCTGGTCAGGCAACCCAATCGTTTGGAAAAATGGTAGATTCCCGAATGAATGGTGTTGGTAAAGCTATGACCGTAGCCGGTGCGGCTACTACTGCAATGGGGATGAAGTCTGTTAAATCATTTGGTGACTTTCAAGCTTCACTAAACCAGGCGGCAGTTATTGCCGGCGGTACAGCTAAGGATATTGACGGCTTATCCGATGTTGCCAACCGAATGGGTGCTGTTTTGCCAATCAGTGCCCAAGATGCTGCTGACGCTATGGTTGAAATGGCACGAAATGGTGCTTCATTAGATGACATCAAGAAACAATTCCCTGCAATTGCTCAAGCATCAACGGCGGCTGGATCTGACTTACAAGCAACCGCTGGAGTCGTACAACAAGCCATGAATATCTGGGGAGATAGTTTGAAATCTCCTCAACAGGCTGCTGCTATTTTAGTTCAAACTGCGAATGCCTCAAATGCATCAATCGAAGATATGCAACAAGCATTAGCAACAATTGGTTCTACTGCTAAGATGGCTGGCATGGATATGGGTACGACAGCTGAAGCAATTGGATTGCTTACTAATCGTGGCTTCTCGGCTGCACAAGCTTCAGATGACCTTAACCATGCTATTACGCAGATGTTGGCACCTTCCTCTGTTGCTAAGAAGCAAATGGATGCCTTAGGTTTATCTTTTGTTGATAGTGCCGGAAAGATGAAACCATTCCCACAAATTCTTCAAGAAATTGCCGATAAGACAGACGGGATGGGTGAAGCGCAAAAAACGGCTGCATTGAAAGCGATGTTTGGCGCTTCTGGAATGAAAGCAATTATTCCGTTACTAGAATCTGTTAAAGACACTACTGGTGATGCTAAAACGAGTTGGTCCGCTTATGCCGAAGAACAAGATAAAGCGGCACATTCAACTGCAGCTGCTACAAAATTTTTAGCTAATCAAGCTAACGAAATGCAGCAGAATATTGGTTCAAAAATTGAACAAGTAGGCGGTAATTGGGAAGCACTTCGCAATAAAGCAATGGCTGCTAAAGGTGGCGTTAATGGTGCTTTACTAGACATGATTAACCAAACGTTAGAGTGGGCAACCACTTCTGATAGTAGTACTGCAAAGGTTATCAAGGGATTTATTGGACTATCTCCAGTAATTGGTCCAGCTGTAACTGCAGTAGGAGCTTTTACTACCAATCTTGGTAAGATTATTGGGATTGGTGGTAGTGTCATAGGCACTATCGGTAATCTTGGTAAGACGTTCCTTGTTCTTAAGCAAGCATCGAACTTAAAGACTGCTATTACAGCCTTGAAGGCTTTAGGTAAGGAGTCTTTAATTGCAAGAACTGCAGCTGTTGCTTTATCAGCTGGATTAAAAATTGCAACTGCGGCACAGTGGTTATTTAACGCTGCAATGGATGCAAATCCGTTAGGACTTATAGTAATAGCCATTGCGGCTGTTGTTGCTGCATTAACACTCTTCTTTACTAAAACAAAGCTAGGACAACAAATATGGGCTAATTTTGTTAACTTCTTAAAGCAAGCATGGGCTGGCCTAAAAGCCTTAGCTACTACTGTTTGGAATGCAATTGGTCAAGCAATCTCTCATCCTGTTGAAACAATTAAAGGGTTGTGGAATAACCTCTCTAGTTGGTTTGGTCAACTATGGCAAAACATTGTTAATACGGCTAAATCCTTATGGAGTGGTTTCGCTCAGTCTTTTAGTCCGATAGTAGAAGCAGTAAAGAGTATTTGGAATGGAATCTCAGAATTCTTTAGTACTTTATGGCAGGGTATTATTACAACTGCACAAGGAGTATGGAATAGTTTTGTTCAAGGAATGGCACCTATTGTTGAAGCAGTGAAGAATTTGTGGAGTGCGTTAACGGATTTCTTTAGTGTTCTTTGGCAAGGGATAGTAACTGTTGCTCAAGGAATATGGCAGACTTTTGTTCAAATATTTACGCCAATTGTAGAAAACATCAAAACTATTTGGCAAGCACTTCAACCGTTCTTTAGTACTTTATGGCAAGGTATTGTCACAGCGGCACAAATTATTTGGCAACAACTAGTTACAGTGGTTCAAACAGTATGGTCGCAAATTCAAGCAGTCGTTCAGACATCAATTCAGGTACTATCTACTATTGTTCAAGCAGGTATGCAAGTAATTCAGACGGTCTGGTCTACAGTTTGGAATGTAATTAAAACTATAGTTCAAACGGTTTGGAATATTATATCTACAATAGTTTCAACTGCAATCAATGCTATCGCAGGAATTATTAGAGCAGTAACAGCTGCTATTAAAGGCGATTGGTCAGGTGCTTGGAATGAGATCAAGGGCGTTGTCACTACTGTTTGGAATGGTATTAAGTCAGTTGTAACAACTGCAATTAATGGTGTTAAATCAGTCATTTCTAGTGTGATGAATGGAATCCGTTCTGTAATGAGTTCTATTTGGAATGCTATTAAGAATATTATTTCTAGCGTTATGAACGGTATACGATCTGTTGTATCAAGTGGCATGAGCGGTGTTCGTTCTGTTGTTTCAAGCATGATGAGTTCTGTTCGATCGGCGTTTAGTGCTGGTTGGAATGCTGCTAAGAGTGTTACTTCTAGTGGTATTCGTGGAGCAGTTAACATTGTTCGCTCGATGGCAAGTGGGATGGTTTCTGCAGGTCGCAATTTCGTTATGGGATTTGTAAATGGTATTCGTGGGGCTATTGGCGCTGCTGCTAGTGCAGCTGCAAATATGGCTCGTTCTGCGATGAACGCTGCTAAATCTGCTTTAGGAATCCATTCACCATCCCGTGTTATGCGAGACCAGGTTGGGTACTATGTTGTAGCTGGATTCGCCAAAGGTATGAACGATAACACCAATTTGATTGATAAGGCAGCTAATAATCTTGCTGCTCACGCAATGCCATCCGTTGATATTGGTAACTCAATTAATGGTGTTCTTAGTCACGGCAATCTCACTAATAACATTGGTGGTAAAATCGACCATCAACTCAATATTAATCAACAGCCGGCCTATATTAATCTTTCACTGGGCGGAACAGAATATCGGGCTTTTGTTGAAGATATTAGTCGTGAACAAGGAGCGCAAACTTCATTAAGACAATTTAGATTTTAGGAGGTAATGGTTATGTATGGTTTTACTAACTTAGACATTAACCCATCTATTAACAGCCCCACTGTCCCCATGTTCAATGGTGGTGGTGTTAATTTAGTAAAAGATACAAGTGA